TTACCTTCCTGTTGGTTCATCATATCTATAGCTCCCTGTGGGCTAACTGCTGGTGCTCCTGATCCTGGCATACTTGCCGTTTGACCAGTATTCTGGTCGCTTGTTAATTGTGGGTTGGGAGCTTGTTCTACTGGATTACCTTGTGCGTCCTTCTGGATAGCGGTTCCGCCAGCGAAAGGATTGCCATTAAAGAAGCCTTGGTTATCGGCGTTTTCTTGTCCGGCTAGTCCGCCCTGCCCTTGCGGTCCCATAGTTGCTGGGAACGGTCCATCATTAAAGCCTTGTTGTGAAGCTAAGTTAGCTTCTTGGTTAGGTGTTAAGTCACCGCGTAACGAAACTTTAACATCAGGAGTTGGGGCTTGTGGTGGAGGTGCTAGTAATTGGTTAGCTACTACGGCTAGTTGTCTAGAAAGGATTGCAGCTTGAATAGGGTCTTTCATTTCGTCTCTAATTCTGTCAACTTCTTCGGTAGTGTCGTCTACGCCCATGGCTTCTAAGTAAGATTCTAATGAGATAGTGTTAGAGTTAAATCTATTTAGATACATTTGTTGGTAAGTAGCGTCTTCTCTTCTTAGAATGGTTGGCCACTCAATTTTTAAGTTCCAGCCTTCTTCTTCAACTACTGGTTTAAGTTCTGGTACAGCATAAGTAGCAAGCACAAGAGCGTCTTTAAACATTTCTCTCAGTACCGGTGTCCAGTTGGCTTGTTTTTCTTCTACTACGTCTACTACGCCCTTTAAAGTAGTCATGAGAGCTTGGTTAGAGCTTGGGTTGATTGTAGGGTCATCAAATAGAACTCGACCTACTTTAGCCACCCGAACGAAGTTCTCTTTTAGCTCTTCAATAAAGGCTTTGGTTTCAGCGCCGAAGTTGCCCGGCTGATCAAGGGGTTGAATATCTTGTTCTTGAGACATCGGAATAAAGGTGGTGCTTTTACGGATTCGTCTAGGAATAGACTGATCTTCAAAGCCTTTAGCCTTGTATGTGTTGTAAACTTCTTTTTGGTATAGGGTAGCCCAAGTAGACATAGCCTCAATGTAGGTTTTGTTTATCTCAATAGCCGACTGATCTAGGTCTGATTTTGGCCACATTCTTCTTGGCTCTACAATGTTTGGAAAAAGGTAGTATTTAGGCAGGTATTGAGGCTTAGTGTTGACATGACAAACATGTCCACCAACTATAATTACGTTGAACGGTTTTTCGTCGCCTTTTTTAACCTTAACAAGGTTGCCGTCTTTAATTCCCCAGCCCGATATTACCCCGGTGTATTCAATACATGTAACCATCTTGCGCTTTGATTTAGTATCCTCAGTTTCACTAATTGCACCAGTTACGTTGATTGGGTTGTTGGTATCTCCGTCGCCTTCTAATGGAGCACCTTGAATACTTAGGTCAAAAGCTTCACCTTCTGGAAGGTAAGATCCATACTCTTTGTAGGCTTTATTTTCAGATATTTGGTATACATAGGCATCGCCTTCTCTTTCGCGGAAGTTGTTATCTGAGAATACTGCGTAATATTGTTGAGGAGTTTCAAGTGTAACCTGTTTGACTTTTTTCTCTTTGATGTCTAGCCATTGCTTAACAACCGAGAAACCATAAGAAGAACACATCTGTGCTCGGCTGTGCCATGGAGCCCATCCACCGTTGTCTTCTATTATGCCATCTAAAACTTTTTTACGAACACTAGAGTTTTCTTGAGCTAGTTTGTTTTTGGCGCTTAAGACCTTTTCACCGTTGTCTTCTGGTACGTCAGCACCCTGTTCGGTGTCAACTTCTTGTTGGTCTTGATCTACTTCTGTTTCGGAAACTTTGTTGTAAGTTGAGTATAGTTTAAAGCCTCTACCCATAAATTGAGAGGTATGGATGTTTACTGCACGCTTACAGAGATTATATAAAGTACGGTCTGCGCCGTCTGGAATTTCTATTCCTTCAAATAGTCCGTCCTGATAAACAATACGGTCTCTTACGTTAATGTATTCGTTTCTTACTGTAATATCACCTTCAACACTTCTAATTGTTGAGTGTATATCTGTAGCTAAATCTTGATTTATTTTGGGTTTTTTTTGCATTACCAAGCTTGTGAAATAAAGGTTATTTTAGGTGTTTTGGGTTGGCCATCTGTGGCATACCAACAGGCAAGGGATAAAGATATAACCCTATCTGTTGGAAGGTCTTTATCTATCTCTCTATATATAGATAATTGCTTTTTTAATACAGGTTCGTTAGGTATTCTTAATTTTCTATTAGCTAAAAGCTTTCTTAGGGCGATTATCATCTCGGCTTTCTTAACTAATCTATTGTTTTTACCTACAACTTTTGCTCCCGGTGGCTGCCAAGAACCATAGCACTTAGTAATAAATTGAACATTAGTTGGAAGGTCTTGGTAGAATCTAGCACTCTCTCCATTCCAAGTTTCAAGAATAACCCTTACATTGTTATGTTTTTTGTCCCAGTAAGAGTCTAAAAGGCCCAAGAAGTCATCCATATGGATTTGTGGAGATTTAGAGTTGCCTTTAGCGGACATTTGCCTAACTAATCTAATCTCATCTGGATTGGTGGCATCTAATACCGAATAAACCATCTCATCTTCTCCCATGGCGGTGTCTATGCCTATATAATACTTGTGGCCTTCTTCCTTACTCACCCCACCGGTAAGTGATTCATCTACGGCAGCCGCAATATCATCTGCCGGAAAAAGAGAATCTCCTGCAAAAACAAACTTCCCATAAAGTACCTGATCAAGAATAGGATCCCCCTTAAGCCTTTCGGTCTCGTCTCTGATGTAAGTTGGGTTATTGCGAAGTAAAAAGAAGTTCTGTTCGATTGAACCTTCTTGGGAATAGTAGCCCGGTTCATGATGTAAGCCTTTCTCAAATAGCTCATAGTGATACAGAATAGAGGAAGATTTCATGTCTGGAGTTGAAATTAAGTCTAAAGAACCATTAAGGTCAGCTAAACGAGGCATGATGTTAGAGTTTAGTTCGTACTCGAGGTGGTTAGATCGCCCGCCTTCATCGTATGAGATATATCCAAAGGTCTTGCCTTGAATAGAATCTCCCTTATCTTCACCAGTAGAACGAAACAAAATGCCTGAATTATTTACAAATGGAATATAATATGGTGTGCTATTTCTAATATGGTCGTAGTCAATAAACCAATCTATCAAACAACGGTTATTCTCTACGCTGCCGTCTGATTGAGGTATAGCAAAAGATGAGGTCATGATAGCTTTAATAGCGTCAAAGACCGGTTTAGTAGCATCAGAGTGTGGTGCGAGGTTGGCGGTCTGATAATGGGCTTTTTGGTGGGCTTCGGTGTTTCCTCTACCAATCCCTACTTTATAAAAACAATGATGGATGTGTTTAATTGCGGCGGCGATAGACTTACCCCATCGGTTTGAGGGTACGAGAATGTTCACCTTCTGATTAGCGTTCTTATAAAAAGTCCTTTGTCCCTCGTGTAAGGGCATACCTAAAAGCTTTTCCGCAAAATGTGGAATGTCATTGTAGCCCTTTGTGAGGTCGTATTGGAGGCCCTGGGGAAGGTCAATCATTGTTGCCGTCTATGAAGTCTTGTCCGGAACGTTGGAGTTCACCAGACTGATAAGCAGCTATCATCTCCATAACCTTTATCTTTTGATCTTTCTCTTTGAGTTCAATGTCGGCTTCTTTGTTGGCAGCAGTTACTACAGCAGCAGCCGTAAGCTTAACTTCTCCACTCTCAATCTGCTCGACCCCCTTTTGCATTATCTTCTGTCTAACATCTTGGTGTTTTACAAGCTCCCGAATAAAGGCGTTGTCCTTTTTCTTGGCTGAACGCATAATCCTAGATTCCACCAAATCCTCAGTGGTTAAAGCCTGATGGTACTTACAGTGCTTGTAAAGAGACTGGTAGGTGGTCTTCTCCACCCCGTTAAAGGGTTGTTGGTCAGTTAGATCTCTGGCTATCTTAGCTAGAGGCTCTCCACTACGATGATAGGCCCTAGAGGCATATAGCCTTTTAAGAAGCTTCTCTGAGCCCTTACCCTTCTCCATGGTGATTCTTTTACATGTAGAACAATTTTTTCTTAAACTTAACATAAATCTCCTTTATCTAAAGAGATTATGAGTGTTGAATATAAAGATGTTGGTCGTTTCGTTCAATAAGAAAAGGCCCAGGAGGGTGATTGGGCCTTGATCTTAAGTAGCAGGACTTGGTCTGCTTACAAACTAATTATTTATCTTGTCAAGTAGTTTGTTAGTATTTACAATTATTAGTTATATTTTATAATATTTTATTAAGGTATAACCCCCTCTATATCCTTGGATAGATACCATTTAAACGTTTAAACAACTATATAGATTCATTTAAACTGTATAACCATTTAGAGGGTGTCTTATGCGGTCCTTGTAAGCCCATCGTCTTTCCCAAGTGCTAGCAGGAGCTCTCCGTAGAGAGCTTATCCAAGTCGGGAGTTGTTAGGGGGTTAAACATTGCTCCCTCTGCGATCTGCTAGGTGTAGATTTTTAAATTCGAAGCTATCTAGAAACTTCCTATCTAAATGTGAATGTACTTTAAGTGTGTAGTTACGATTTAAATATGTTAGGGACTTACTTTTTAAACTTCATAATAGGGAGTGAAAGGGTATATAGGTAAGGTATCCCTCTCTACATGAAACCCCCTAGTACCCCCACCCTCTAATCTGTAGGCTTTAATGCTCTACTCCTTAACTAAAAGCTATGGCTTGGCTAGGTATATAATATATATCTATGTTATGTCAATTAAATATATAACTCTAATCTGTTAAACGTCTCTACGTCGCCTTATGGTTATTGTGCGACGTTGGGTTGTATGTTTGATAAACCTGTGATAGCCAAGACATCAACACTAAGGACGTATAAACATTAAGACGTTAACGCGATCGTTAAGACGTTTAGCTAGTCGTTTAAACATATAGCCGTTAAGATGTACAGACGTATATCTGTATAGCCCCCTCTCTACAGTATTAGTAACATATTCCCTTTTATTCTCTATTCTCGCGGGGTTTTAGGTTGTTGACATATCTAAATTATATTCTTTAGTTTAGATGTAAATAAAATAAAAACTGTAGATATTAAATAATTGTATGTATTTAGTATTGACATTGTCATTACAGTTTGATACAATGGTTTTAGTAAAGAAATTTACTGCACACTAAACAAACAGAGCGCAATGATAGAGCCATGCGCACCATAACGGCTATAAGGTACCTCTGCTGTTTAGAGCCTCAAAAGAGGCAAATTAACAACTAAATATCTGTACTGCTTATTAGTCAATTAAGTTAAGGAGTGATAAGCATGAACAAGCGAGTAAATAAGCATTTATTTTTTGTAAGCAAGGGTCTTAAATGGTCGGATATTCCAACAGACAGACAACTTGGATACACAAAACAATATATTCTTAAAACTTGTAAGCAAGTAGGTAAACTTCAGGACTGGAGACGCAAAGAATATCAAAGTCCAAGCGTTACACCATATCAGATGATATATAACGCTATAGAAGCTAAAGCACTTGTATAAATCAAACGCCAGTTAGTTGACTGGCAAGCGGTACAGATAAAATTATGTAGCTATTGCAGGTAGTAGGTTCGCTACACCTAAGCATTGCTCAAGGCGATGACTAAGCAATAAGTGTATCAATCACTGGGTAGGTAGGTACAATCTCGCTATTACTTGCACTGGCTACATAAAGAAAGGGTTAAGTATGATCACTTTAAAAGATTTTGTAAACGCCGGTGGCAATGTGACTAGACAAGTGGGCAATTACATATTCGGACTAGATAACAGTAATATCTTAGGTAGTTCGGCAGAAGTTTTAGCTTTTGATGCTATAACCGGCGAACTAGTTAAGAGCAAAATAGTTAGAGCTAAACAACAGGCAAAAATAAAAACTGTTGACGATATACACGATCTAATGTTTGGCAAACCAAGAAAACCTGATTTTACTAAAGCATTAAATATTTAGAGGAGCAATAACATGAAAACTATAACTTATGCAGAATTAGCAAACAGATTGGGCGATTGTAAATTATTTAATAAAGCACCAGAGTTAGATCCTGAATTTTGGTATGAAGGGATCGAAAATGGCACGATCGATTATTGTACAGAGCATGACGAATCAGAGCGCGACAAATGTTTAGAGCGCGACTGTGACTTCGAGAATAAAGACATATTCCAATGGTGTTTGATATCAGAATATGGTGCTGACTATCTCAAGCGTAATACAGACGAACTTGTATTTTATAGCGAGGTACTAGACGAATATGTTTGGGGAGTTACGCATTTTGGTACATCTTGGGACGGCGTGGAGCTAGAACTAAAAGACAATAGCGAGGTTTTACAAAATGAATAAAACAGCACGAAATAATGCACTAAGAGACGCTACAAGGCTACTAATTGCAGACTACAATGGGCAAGATTGGTATACAGATACTTATATTGCTACACCCGTAAATATATTTGAAGGCTACAGGTTCAAAAAATCTCAAGAATATTTACCAAACGGCGTGAATGGTAAACCAAAAATGAACACTATTATTGACAACGGCAGGCAATATAGCCAAGCTACAGCAAAAGAATTACCGCTACAAGTCAACGACATTATGAAGGTAGAACTTAAAAACAAAAACAATACAGAACTGATACAAGCGGTATACTACAGGCTATTCCAATCACTTGGTGCTGACAAATACGAAATAGCAAATGAACCCTATAGACCAATAAAAGCATATAAGCAAAATAAACTAATTGGAGTAATAATGCCACTGAGAGTATAAGGAGGTAAAAAAATGAGTTACGCAATAGTTAGAAATATAAAAACAGACAAAGACGGCACTGTTACAGTAATGTCAACAGACAATAATGTTTACCCTAGACATTACAGCGAATGGGTTATGAGCTACAGAAACGACAACAACCCCTTTACAGGCAAAATCGTTCAAGCAATGGCTAGAAAGTGAAATATAATGCAAACAATAAAATCTATTCAAAAAGCGCCACTTACTGAAAATCTGGCAGACATCGGCAAGGGCGCAATCTATATTCTAATCACAATAACTTTAATTGTCTATAAAATAGCGTGGTTTATCTCAAAAACTATTCTAGTGGGCGTTACATGGCTCATAGGCAAGATTTACAAGGCTCTAGAGAGCTTAAAAATGAGGGTACTATGAAACTATCAAGAGTACTACTTTATTATCAACTAGGGCTATATTCTAGCGACGAAGCTTTTGTTAAAACAATTCAAACATTAATCAGCCAAAAGATTGGAGAAACTCATGCAAAATGATACAATTACAATAATGAACGACAAACCAAAACTTCCGCTTAGAGTGGCAAGAAAAGATACTGTCATACAGTTTAGACTTACGCCGGAACTCAAACAGGCGCTTGATCAGCTAGCAAAAAACAAGGGCGTTACGGTTGCAAGGCTATTCGAGTACTCACTTGCTCAAACTTTTGACGAACTTAAGGCATACCTACCAAAACTATAGTCTCGCCGGACAAAACTTTTAATATCATTAAACAACCTTGTTGCCGGACTTAAAATTGTCCAGAAAGGATCGCTCATGACTAAACTCAACACAACAACCCCCAAAAAAAATATCGAAAAAATATGTGAAAGTATAGACCGGCTCACAGAAGACTTTAATGCCGGTTATGACATAGACATGCAAGACTATACAAAAATCTTACTCTACTCTCAAAAGCTAGACTGGTTTTTAGACGCCTTGACCCTCTCCCCTATCCGTGATAGACTATAGGTGTGCAGTAAACTGCAAAAAGAGACGCTCCGGCGTCTTTTTTTATAGATCAAATATCGGTCTGAAATATTGTTTTGTGAAAAGTGTATCTTTACTATCACAACTAGTACAGGGCGACTCGATCTCTAGACCGCTAAACACGTTTCCGCAATCACGACAGACAAACTCAAACCGTTTTTCGTAACTATCAGCTTTTAAGGCGGTATATTTACGCTTTATTTGGTGTTTGTGCCACCGGACGGCGTTATTAGTCTTGTAACCTTGACTCTTTTCAATCTCAACACTATCTTGACCTTCTCTAATAGCTTCAAAGATCTTCTTTTGCTTAGGAGTCAGGTTTTTTATTAGCTCTTGTGTCATTATCCTATCGGCGACTTCGTCCTCTACCGAGACTTGCTCGGCCTGTTCTTTATAGTCCTGAATATCTAAATTGTTATCCCAAGTTGCCATATTATCAAAAGGCCATCTTTGATCGTAAGCTCTCCAAGACGGGGTTTTAATAACTAACTTCGCCATACCATAAGTTCCAAGCTGAATAAGCATTTTATCCCACTTTTCAAATATCTTGTCAGCTTGGTCCCAATCACCAATCCACTGTTTTGGTTCTTTTTTCATACCCGCGCCTCAACTTCAACCATTAAGCTTTTTAAAATACTCTGACCTAGACTAATACGTCTTTTTAAAATCTCTTGTAGATCCTTTAAGACATCAGCTCTAAATTGAAATTCGCTCGTGTCGGCCTCTAGACGCGTTGTTCTGTCTAGTTCGGTATATGTACGGTCTTTTGGCAATAAAGCGTTTCTACGGGCTCTATATAGCTCTTTAAGGGCTATTCTGTAGGCATAAGACACCCTAGCTCCCCAAGCTTCACACTCAGCTAGTTGTTTGGCTATAATATTACCCACTTCTTCATTTAGTGGTTGATCTAAGATCTTTCTTAGTTTTGCCATTTCTTCATCTTTCATCGCAACCTCCCGATCTTCTTTTTAAGTTTTTTTTCTAGTTCTAATAAATCGTCTATAGTTTCTGTAAAATACTGCTCTGATCTTGGTTTACCATCTATGTGTTCAGTAAGCCACTTGTATTTTTTAGGGTAAGCCTTCTTAAGCCACTCACTAGAGGCTACCTTGTTGTTATCAAACCAATAATGACAAGAGTTTGAATATGGTCCGGCACAAAGGGCTAGACAGTTATTCATGTCCCACCTAAGCAGTCCACCCTTCTTTCGTCGAGCTTCTATGTGAGCCCACTGGATCATTGACCCTTCGCCCTCTATTCCACACTTGGCGCAAGTGTAGTCAGCTTCTAATTTACATAATTCTCTCGCCAATTTGTCAAGACGAGCCATAACTGTTTTTTTAGTTTGCTTCACTAGAACTCCTTTGAATAGATATAATCTAATAGTGGTTTTTCTCTGAATAGAGTTACTAGCAATTTACATTGAGTTTGGTTTTTAAATGTAGCTTCGTTATAATAATTGTCTTCGTATGTGACTCTTACAACACCATATACAAATTCGGTGTTTTTTAAGAACGCTACTATCTCCGATGAGTTTAGGGTTTCAAGCTCGGCTACTTTGTCGTTATGCATATCATAAAGTTTTACTAATATTGCTGGTTTCATAGTGGTTCTGCTCCATAATGTGTTACGTCTTTACAGCCTTCTTTATCGGTACAGTCTTTATCGTCATGTCTTGCTGGTCTCCACAAGGGATCTGGGTCTTCAACTTTCTCGGGTATAGGCAGGGTTGGGTGTGTCTTTATAGGGCCTTCTTGGGGGTTTTCCACAGTCTCGTTACCGATAGTAAAGCCTAGGTCGCCCATACCTTCAAAAGCAATACCTTCTTTTTCCATGAACTGCACTACCTTTACAAAGTCACTTAATTTATCTTTTCCAAATTTAAATATCATCTTTTTATCCTTTTAGAGTTATCTGATTTTGTAATCCACTGCATGTTGCCTATAACATACCCTTTAGAGCTGTCTATTCTGTCAATAGACGGAGACAGGCTACATTGATAACCGCTATCCGCCCAAGCTTTCCAGAGTTTCATATATCTAGTTCTTTTAGTCCATCTGTAAAAGTCTTGTCTTGACAATATAGGTAAATCCTTGTAGTATTTGTAATATTTTTTCTGTACTCCCCTAACTCTTTGTGACATGTTGGTATAGGCTTTTACCATGTGTCCGGTTGGTGTTTTATAATATGCAGAGAAATAACTGCACTGATGATTCAGTAAATGCCGTCGAGTGACGGCGGGTGCCCTCACCTCTCCCTCCAGTGGTCAAAGGGACTGCGGGGCTTAACGTACTTATCCTTAATAAATTTTTCTAAAGACTTTCCTTCATATTTACGACATAGATAACCAAGATCTACCATCATCGGGTTATATGAGCCTTCAAAGACGTCATGTTTTACGATAACGCCTCGCCAGTGGGCGTTGCCCTGTGGGCCCTTATACTCCTCGTCGTGGAGATAAGCAGCGCCACAAACAAGGCCGTGGTGGCTCTTGCCGGCTACGAAACGAATGGCGTAATCAAGGGTCTGCTGATGACCCATAGTAAAGGTGTGACCGATAGTCTTGAGGCGGGTTGCAACCATACCTCCATAAGGCCTACCAGTCATCGGGTTGTAGAAGAAGTGCGAGTAAGCCACTCCATCAACCCAGACAACCTCTCTAAAGTCGTATACCTCCCAGCCCTCAGTATCGAGCTGGTGATAACCAATAGTCCCATCAAGAACAGCATCGTTCTCAATAGCTAATTGAATACGATACTCGTGGTTACCCATACAAAAAATGAGTCGAGGGTGATACTGTCGCTCAGCCTTACGCCGGCGATTATACTCATTTATGTACTTGGTAAGAATTCTAAACGACTCATTACCAGCCTTAATATCGTCTTCATATCTACGCCCCTCAAATTGCTTCTTACCTTTGTCGTAAGAGCTTAGAGAGGGCATATCCCAATGATCGCCTAGATGTATTACAACATCTGGCTTACGGTCTACTATGTATTGTCCGATCCAGTGAAGGTGGTCGTCGGGAACGCCTCTCTTCATTTGAGTATCGGGGATAACAAGGTGCGTTCTGTGCTCATTCTGAGCCATAATATTATTCCTCCTTTTCCCAGCCGAGCGCTGGTATAGAGTCTGTAGACACCCTATATCAACCCTTTGGTGGTGGGGACTTTTTTTACACTGAGTCCCCATAACAGTGCCTGAGCGTCGTTGCTCAGATCGTGGTGTATCGCCGAAGGAAGGGAAGCTTCTCGAGCAACCAATCCAGTAGCGATAGCCAGTGGTCTAGCACACGTCCCATCTGAATACCCCCTGTTCGTTGTCCTGGGACTGTAGAGCTATTAATTTTTGTAGAAGATCTAGCCTCTGCTCCTCTAGGCTAGAAATAACTTCTACTATAGATTTATGAAGGAGTCTTTTTTCATAGAGCTCAACGTCTAGTCCGTGTAGTTCTAATTGAATAGCCTGAATCTCAGTTTCTCTGTCCATGGCTCCTCCTTAGAACCGGAGTGAAGAATCTGGAATAATTTTATCTATAAGCTTCTCAATAGTCCTGCGCACAAGACGCTGTAGTCTGCGCTTCATCATGGCCCCCATTCGATGTCGGCTGGTGTGTTAACGTCTTCCAATATCTTAATAAAGTATTGAACCATAGCCTCTTTTTTCTCGGCCAGAGTCTCATTAAAGTAGATTTTTGCGAAACCCCTTATAGTACCTTCGTCCGCATATTCGGTTGTGACTACGGTGTACTTTTTGGGGTTGCAAGTCTCAATGTACTGATTAAGACCAAATACTCTTACGCTGTTCTCGCACTCACAAATAAATTCGATAGTGTTATAAACAGGTTGCTTAAGAAAAATATAGATAATTATGTTCTTCTTAGTTACCGGCTGCTTGAGATCGCACTCCGGGCAAGTAAAGTTCATTCCCTTGAATCCCATAGCAGCCTCCTTTCACTCTAGGGCTTCGTCTATGACTTCAAGGATATGGTCGATGCGCTGGCTGTGAGAAACACAATTCCCTCGACAGTCTTTGCAGAGATCGAGTTTTTGTAGCATCTCTTCGCGAGTTGGCATTTCGCTCGCCCGGCGCTTTGCATGTATCTCTTTGTGCTCTTCGTGAGTAAGTAGAACAATATGGCAAGGTAGTTGCCTAAACTGCTATGCAGTCCGACTCTTACGAAAGGCCTTTCTGGGCCAATACAGATGATGGCGCTCCATCACTTCTCCTTGTAGGGTACAGAGCTAGATTTTCTAGCTCATAAACAACCTGTAGTCGTTATTTATGAACGAGAAATTCCTTTTCAACAGACTGGTAAGAGGGACGAATACATCTCGCTACACCCCAGAAGTATGGGAGTCGGTTTTGGGCTCTACTAGTAACTCACCCTTAACGTCCTTCAGTATGTAACAAGATACTTCTTGTAATCGCCACTCATATCAATCTATTGACTTGTTAAAGTTGGTTTATGGGGCTTAGTAATCATCTAAGCAGGGTTATTCTTTGTATTAGCCCCTACCCCATAAAGTATTCAACTTACAATTGCAATAATGCAATCCCGAAACCAGTCGTCAACTGTCTGTACCTATACATTACAAGTCATAGCTTAACGGGTTATAGCTCACTGTAACGTACCTCACTGACTAATGTGAGTACATTCTAGCCTTTAGGGGCTAGTAAGAAGTAGTGCCTTCGACGGCATGCAGGTTCAAATCTCACTATCACTACCTCTTACTAACCACTATCGGTGCTGGCTCGGGCTGAAAGCAGTCCCTTACCGACTTAGCAACCGAAGTGACTAGTGTTGATCCACGAATAATCTTGCGATTGTACAAAAAAATCCCTCTCGGGATACTTAGATAGTATCACGCTTACGCTTAAACGTCAACCCCTTCTCCATAAGGTGTAGGCTGAGCTTAGCAATTTCAGATTCTTTAATAGGTTTAGGTGCTTCTCTTTCTATAATTAGCCCTATTCCAGTCAAATGTTTGTCTCTATGGGCGATGTAGATTTGATAAACCAAATTCAAGACTAATGGATCTAAATCAAAAAAGTTATCTATCCACTCTGTAAAGTCTTGATCATCATGCGTAGTGTTCATTTTGGTTTCCTTGGTGGATGTTTTTTAAGTTCCCAATCAAATATTTTCTTGTGTGCTAAGAATACGTTTAATGGCTCTTTCTTTTCTCTAAACTTCCAGCCCTTCTTGGTAGGGAGTCCTAGTTGTAGAACTCCAGTCCGTACTTTGGTTCCGGTCATCTCTTCAAAAGCATACCCATAGGCTCTTACTTGTAAACCATACTCATCATAAATAGCCTTAGAAGTTTTGAAGTCTACTAGCCACATTTCATTGTCTATAGCGCAGATTAGATCTGCTGTTCCAGCGTAGCCATACTTATTAGAGTAAACAAATATCTCTGGAATCATTCCTTTTGGCTGAACTTCCTCTTTCCAGTTATAAAAAGCGTCTATATAAGGCTTGAGTTCTTTTGGGGTTCTTTTAAATTTTTGTCCCTGTAAGATTCTCTCTAGTCTTCTATGAACTCTCGTTCCTTTGTCCGCAGCTTCCATACCCACCTTGTCGGACTCCTCTTTGCCGAGGCGCATCTTCCATTCCCACAACCACTTGTTGTGTTTAATAGCTAAGATTGTAGTTACAGAATAGTACCCATCTTGCCACGGCTTTATTAGCCTACCTTTTTCGTTATACTTATGAATTGAACTGCTCATTCTTGATCTTCTCTGCGGCTGAGATATTAAACATTACGGCGGCGGCATGATCTTCGTCGTTATCTCCTCTTAACCACTGAATAAAGTGTCTATATGCACTAGCCTTAAATCTCTCCAATTCCTCCTCGCTGTTGGCAAGCTCCCAGTTTCTTCGTCCATACTTCTCGGCCCCACGGGTCATTAGTTCCGCCCACCGAGTAAGCATAGGTTCATAAATTAATGTATAGTCCGGTTTACCCTCAAGGCTATCTCTTCTCATCCCTGATTTATACTCCTGCCTTTTACCCGAATCTTTTGTTGTGTATTTCATAATTCTGGACTCCCTATCCATGGCAATACTATATTCTTGTCGTCAATATAGGCCGCCATTAGTGGCTTACCTGTTATTATTTGTACGAAAGGTATTTCGTAATCAGTCAACCACATCTTAATGTCTTTATATTCTGCACTTGATCTAGCGGTAAATATCATAATCTTATAACCCTTAAGGTGAAGGTCTTTTACTAAATTAACTGTCTTTTTAATTGGTTTTCCTATCCCTGGTTCTGGCCAGATACTCTCAGCTAGAGTCCCGTCTAGATCTACGCCTATATGGTTTAACCTATCGCTGGGGCCAAAGTTATTATGGTATTTGGCTGGGTTATGCTTCACTCTCTACCTCTCTTAAGGTCTGATAAGATTTCGTTCTCTGCCTCTAACCAGGTCTCTATAACATCTTTTTTGCCTTTGTTGTCTAGTGTGTCAAGCACTTCTAAAAAGCTAACCCACTTCTCTTGGCTATCAATCCTAGCCATCTTCACCTCTTCTTCACAAAGGGTTGAGATAGCTTTTACAGCTAGCTCTACTCTAAAACACTTACCAGTTCTATGTCTTGGGTGTACTGCATATATTATCTCTTGATAATCTTCTTTAGATTCTGCTGGGTTAGCAGGAACTGTATAATATATATATTTAGTTTCTGCTATTCTTCTTTGTTGATTTTGCTTCCATTGTTTTGTATAGCCTTTAGGAAAAGTAGGTATTGCTGGCATCATAACTCCTCAATTACTTTCTTAACTTCTTTCAGTTGGTTAATAAACGAATTTAGATTTTCTTTTTTTCGAGGTGACTTTGCTTTTCGTTCTAAATAATCAGTCAGCCTCCAATCCAAAGCCTCTGCGTCTTTTTTTCGCAAATTATCGTGGCAGAAAATATGAACATAATAAAACCAACTTCGCTGGTCGTCCATCATAATACAAATTGAACGGATTTTACTATCGTTCTCTTTGCCACAAATCAAACACTTCTTTGACTGTGGGCGTACTTTTGGTTCGGTTTGTTCTGGGCTATCAAAGTAACCATAATCTTTAATATCAAACTTTACATATTTAACAAATTTTTTCATCACTTTCTCCTTATCTTATTAGTTATTCTCTCTAGTAGAGATTTAGGTTTAGGGTCTATTTGCCACAACTCTTTGGCAAGTTTGTTTGGGTTGTATCTAAATGTGTCGTTGGGTTTTGGTTTAAGTAGTAATATTGGGTTATCTAACCCTCTTTTAATATCTTGAACTAAAATTGTTGGCTCTTTAGGCGTTTGGTCAAAAGGTACATTATAAGTATTTTCCATTACTAGAGTTATGTACCTGCTTGCTGGTCGTCTGACTTTGGTATGAGACTTGATTGGTATAGTTATAGCTTTCACCCTAACCTCTTTTTAATCTCGCTTATAGAATAACTCTTGCCTTCGATTTCGATAGTGTCTTCGCTATCAAAGTCTTCGATGCCAGTAATGCCAGTAAATATATCTTTGTCAAAGTGTGGCAAGTCTAAGATAGCCTGTTTGTCTGATTTGCTAGCGTCTGCCCACCAGTTAGCCCAAGCTTCTTTATACTCATAGCGTTTTAGATAACCACCTGTCTCTTTCCATACACTATTGTCTTCTTTTTCTTGTTTGGTCATATCTTTTTTATCTACCCATTTGGTCAAACCAATCTTTATGGTAGGTAGCGAATTTCTAGCGGTGTCCCATTCTTCTTTAGTTACTTGAGTATTAAATATTTGATTGTTTTTTTGGTAGCCAGCACCTTTTGACTCCCATTTACCTTCACCTAAACAAAATAGCATTCGTTCTGACATTCTAAGACCACTAGAATAGTAGCAAGAGCCGCAAGAGTAGCAAGAGTCGCAATAGTAGCAATAGCCGCAAGAGTAGCAAGAGTTGCAAGAGTAGCAAGAGTAGCAAGAGCCGCAAGAGTCGCAAGAGTCGCAAGAGTAGCAAGAGTCGCAATAGTAGCAATAGTAGCAATAGTTGCAAGAGTAGCAAGAGTCGCAAGAGTCGCAACCCTCTGTGTTTTTACAGTTAGTGTTCATTATTTTATCTCCTTACATTTATAATCTAAACAATATTTAGTTTGTATCATCTGTCTATCTAAGTGTACTTGCCACATAGCTCGCCAAAAGAAATCTATAGCGATTAAGAACAGTACTGCACCGATAATAAATAGAATTGTTATCACGATTAGGTTATTGCGTTCTGGCTTGTTCATTTCTACCCTCAATAACATTTAATAATTTTACTGCACCAATTTTTTCATATTTGCTTATTACTCTTACTATATCGAGTAAGTCAAAGTTGCTTTCAATTTGTATTGTGTACTTTTTCATCTCACACTCTTTCTAGTTGAACTACCACCTTTGCGACCAGCCTCTCTAACCTTCTCTTTAGGCATTGAGGCAAAGCCACCCCCTCGTGATTTCTTGCCCCCCAACAAGCCAATGTTTTGAAAGAAATCTTTACCATGTAATTGCTTATTTCTTTTGGCTGCTTTTCTTTGTTCGGCAATAGCTACATCTCGTTGCGTTTGCCATTCTTGGTAAATAGCCTTAGTTTTGTCGTTTACTGGATAAACTATTGTTTTATCTTCTTGCCAACTACCCATCGGTCTATAATCAACGCTATACCTGCCTTTATACTTCCAATCTGGTCTGCCACTCTTAACATCTTTTCTGTTGGCTTTGGCAAGTCCAATATAATAATCAAGCGAGTAGTCTAGGTAAAAACCTTTTAAGTCACAATCTTCCCATTTTGGCTCGTCAATTATCTGTTTAGCCTCAAATAAATACTTTACCTCTCTCTGACCCTCAAAGCTGAAATACAATTTACCATTTTCTGTATTGTAGTTTATATCTATACCCTTATAGGTTTCTATCTTTGGCATTTTCATCTAGCACACCCATAATCCTGACAAATCTTATATTCTATTTGTTGTCTATCTACTTGCCACATAGCTCCCTCAACTCTTTCATAGCTTCTCTCTTGGCTTGTGATCTAGTTCCACCCTTAGATGAGACGCTCTTTAGTTTGGTGTAATCGTTCTCCATCAAAAAGTAGAATCCTCCCCTACTCTTTGATTTAGCCCTTATCCTTTTAAAATAATTTGGATCTTCTGCTAGCACCCTAGCTACTCTAGCTTTTGCGGATATAGATTGTTTACTCATTACCTTTCTCCAGATATCTAGCTATCTCCTCTGCAATTTCGAGAGGATAGCCTTCACTTAATAAATATTCTACGGGGGTCATTAGAACTCTATGTCGTCTATGTTAATTTCATCAGGATCGGTCTGGTTATCTTCGTCGGTAGGTGGTGGTACTTCCTCTACTGAGGTACCTTGTAGCCAAGTATTAAAGTCTTGTGCAATTTCCAGAACCTTCTGAGCATCTTTTTCAACCTGTACTGCGCACTTTAGGGCGACCTGTTTTAGAATTAGCTCATCTTTGGTGGTGTTTTGGTATGGCGTAGAGCTTGCACCTTGTGCACTAGCTTCTTGCGTAGCTTCTTCTTTTTGTTTGCGAGTAAATTTACGATAAGTACCTTGTCCGTTAGCTTTAGGAGCATCTTCAATAACTCCATACTCTAGTTTGGCTGGGGTTGGTTCATTACCATTCTTAGTTTTCATAAAAACTGGTTTGGCTTCGCCCTCAAAGAATACCGAGAAAGCCTTATTACCATATTGATCTGGTTCGCCTACTTCTTTTACAGTTGTTACTTTATAATCTTTCATTTTACTTCTCCTTTTTAACTTTTAATTTGTCTACATCAACACCAAACTTTTCAGCAATCTCATCCATAGATATCTCTACAGTTTCTTCCTGTCCTTTGAGTTTCCAGCCAGCTTTGTCGGCTTCTTTAAAGGTAATCCAGTCGCTAGCTCCATCGTGGTCGCTACAGTAAGATACTATAAATGCTGTGTGCGAAGTACCAATTTCTAGTATCTTGCGTTCATTGCCATTATCATCTACCACAATATCGCCAACCTTAGCGGCATATATACCTGTTAGTTCTTTGATGACTTCTAAATCCCCGCCGCTTGGGTAGAAACGAAAACCGGCAATGTTGCTTGTAAGAAATGTGCCATCATAAGTACCTGCCTGTTGTACTCCATTGTATTTAAATAAATATCTTTTACCTTCTTGTAGTTTCACTTTGCCTCCTTTATAATGTTGCTTAATTCACTGTTTGCTGCATCTAACCAATCTAAAAATCCGTCAAAACTTTTATATTGATAATTCCTTTTGTATGTGGTGTAGTATTTTAATAATTCCCTCACCTAATCCTCTTTTTTTATTTTTAGTTTTTCGACGTCAATCCCAAATTTATCGGCAATATCGTCCATAGATACTTCTACCTCTTCGTCCGACACTTCTTTAAAGCCCCCATCTTCTAACTCTTCGTCGGTGTACCAGTCCTCAAAACGGTCATAATAATCTGTATCAGATAGGGCGGTTAATAGCCCCGTGACTGCCAATACCTTTCGTTTATAACCGTCTTTGTCTATAACTTCTTGTCCTACTTCAAACATAATTCCTCCTTTAATAAACATTTCATCTGACCATGCCCATTTACAGTTATCAATATCTAGGTTATAAAAACCTTTTCCCACTTTTGTAATTTTTGCTATAGAACCTCCATAGGCGCACATTGAAGGCACTACACCTATCGACTTGTTCACTGTAAATTCTAGATCTGGTCTAATTCGTACTAAATCTCCTATTTTAAATTTCATTAGCCCTCCTCTGGTTGATAACCACAAACCCAACAATAAGGGTAGTTGTCATCGGTTAATTCATATTCGTGATCACATTCCAAAGTAGAGCCACAATTGTCACATCTAATTGGGTGATCAAACTCTTTATTTATTGTTTTGGTTACGAACGGATGCCCGCATTCCATACTGCCCTCCTTATTTAATAGACAGATATTTGCCCTTATCTACCTACTATTTGGTTTTGTTCCTAGGTCGCTGATTGATCCTTTGTTCAGATTTTGTAGCCCATCTGCAATTCTCTGGCTCGTAGTTTCCATCATTATCTACTCTATCTATGGTGTGTGATTCTGATGGGGCTAGACCCATGTCTTCTAAAAAGTTTTCAAACACCCTCCACCTATCACAAACCTTAACACCTCTTCCAATATAGTAAGCCGCATTAGAAGCATTTGGATTGGTTGTTCTTTTAATAACACCCGCCCACGTTCTATATTCTTTAGTCATTTTCTTGCGGGCACTATGTCCATGTCGATATGCGTTATTAAACCTACCGCTAGAGGCACAACTTTTACCACAAAAAGTACCCCGGCCACGATTAACGTCGCTCTGTCTAATCAAGAAAGATTTCTTGCAATTTTTACATTGTCTTGTAGTCATTGTTCTTATAAACTATTGTTGCCTTGCGGTTTAGGTTTTGTTAGATTACCACCAGTGGTTGTTCTGCCAGAATGCTACTGCATTAACCCATCCGCCGTATCTACCGACGGCATATCCATTACACCACCTAAGTTGCGTAACAGGGTTAGTTAAATAGTCTGCACCAGCAGAAGCCATTTTACTGGCTGGTAAGCTCTGACAAAGTCCAGTGGCTCCTGAACTTCTGTTTACTGCGTTCGGATTCCAACCACTTTCGCGTGTGACTATCGAGTTTACATAGCCCCATTCGCTTTGAGGTATTCCTGCCGCTAACATCCAATCTTCCCTACCTCCCTGCACTGGAGTTGGAGTTGGTTGAGCTACTGCCTGTGCTTGGCGCTGTTGTTCTGCCTGAGCATTCAATTCGGCTTGCTTAGCTTCTTCGGCTCTTTGTCTCTCCTGTTCATCTCTCCTAACAAGTTGAGGGTTTAATACCTCTTCCCATTTCGGAGTATTCTGTTTTAAGGTTCTAGTTACGTCCTTCCCAGTGACGTTTGAGGTCTCATCGGCTGCTGCTCTTGGAGTAAATGCAACTATGAGAACCACTGCAAGGGCAACTACCCCTATGATGCAGATTCTTAGAAAAGTCTTTATGACTATTTCCTCGTTAATGAACTTTTTTGAACTACAGACTTACTAAGGTTAGAAAGGATTCAAGCGTTGGCTTGATAAAAATCCTCAGTAAGCTACCTGTAGCTCGCACCTGCCGGAGCAGGGATGTGATGTACGAGGGTCGTGTACCCCACATCTCTATTCCGGCCATTTACCATGTTCTTTGTAGTAAGCCACGCTAGCTTTAAACTTCATATAACCAGTTGGTTCGTTCTGACCCAAGGTTTTTCTGTGTGATTCGTAGTCTTGTAAGCTTCCGATGCCTACAATATGAACTTCTTGACCTTCTAGCTTAACTGGTGTTGATTCTGCCTTAGCTACTATCTGTTCGGCTAATGGTCTGTTAGTGATTTCTTTCTTTTTTAAAGTTCCGTCTTTGGTCTGATACAGTAAATAATCCATACAATGCTCTTTATCCCTCATAATTAAACATAAGAATATTAAAGATATTTCAGAAATGATACGAACCTCTGCACTAAGCGATGTCTTTACATCCTATTCACCCGTAGGCGTCCCTTTCTTAGCAGGGTTAGCAGTTCGCCATAATGTAGCTACCCGAAGGTATGAGGTCTCTAGTTGATAGCAAGAATCAGAGCTAGAAATTTTAACTACAGTAAGGTATTTTTTATCTCGAAGATCCTCACAACTCCGAATCGTTTCGTCTTGGCCCAGCGCAGGGTGAGATTCCCTAACGCCAGACTTGGCTCTTAATTGAAAAGAAAAGAGCGTCTAGCCAATGGCTAGTGCCTAGATACTTAAGCTACCCAGACACCAACCATCGCTGGTTGATGAGTCTAAATGGGGATTTGTAGTCCCTGGCCAAGAAGGTAGTTGATCCACCCGACAACCCTCTTATAGCCAAGTCTCTTTAAAAGATCTCTGGAAGGCTACAAACTCTCCCAGCCAGCGAATACAAAAATAGCCACTTGACACGTTCAGTCAAAGCGACTTATAATAGCCGACAGCAAATTTATTAATTTGACAACAGCAATTATTCAAATTTATTAATTTCGGGTTCTCCAGATAAACGAAATTCAGAAGGTCGGTGTTTGTATATTTGACGACACACACTAATAAAAATAAAAGTCACTAGAATGACTGATTTATTGATAAATTTTAAATGAACTTATGTTTATTCTACTCTGCTTATGCTGTAATGTCAAGAGCAAATAATAAATAATATTGCTAAGAAACAAAAACCAATATAAAATGAATATAAACCGAACAAAGAAAGGAGTCTAAATGGAACAAAACAACTACCACCTAGTTTCTGTTCAATCAGCTAACTTCCGAGGTCGTAAGAAGCAGCCCGGAAACTTAATCTTTGATCCTAGTACCCAACGTTTGGGAGTTTTTCTTTGTTATTGCAGTAATTGCAACTCAAAGATCATAGCCGACAAACAGACGGTTTTGAGGATCTCAAAAAACCACATTAAGTCTAGCAAAAGTTTCTTTGTTAGAATCCTTCTTGGCGCAGCCAAACGTTTAGAGAGCTAATCGCCAAGAAGCTGCTGTGCGGGGAGGATAACCCAAAAGGGCTCACACAACAGCTTATCACCGACTAAGAAACTCATTCCAAGATTTAGGTACTTCTCTGTGAAATATTATGAGCCAGAATGATGAAATGATTAGTACCACCTTTGGAATTATTGTAAACAGCGCAACGCCCACTCTTTCGATAGTCTTGTATCTAGAGTCTATCTTGTGGGTTAGTTTAGCTTTTTGTATTGAAATAGCCCCCTTCTCTCTTATAGATTGAAGTTCAAATTCGTTTTTACGAGCCTGGGCCTCCATTTGTAAAGTCCTCTCCTCTTGTGAGAGTCTTAGTTCCCTTTCAAACTGCTCTTCTGACTGTAAAAATGTTGGCATTTCTCCTCCTTTAAATTTCCTATTGGCAAGCTTGGCACTCTTCGAGTTTATCTGGGTCTATAGGACAAACGTTAACTAAAAAATCTTCCTCTTTGTTCGGTTTTTGTTCTTTCATAGTTACTCCTTATTTTTTGGTGATAAGTAAACTATACCGAATCCAACTAAAGCGGCTCCTAAGGTCACTATAGCGTCTTCAAATCCTTCGGGTACCTGCATACCTCTTTTGCTTAAATAAGCCACCAGAGCGGCTGCTAGCGCGCCAAACAAGGCTTTAGAACAGCCCTTGGCTATGTTTAATATGTTAATTGCGATGTTTTTTACTATTTCTTTCATTTCTTCTCCAATTTATCAACACGCTTGTTCGTGTCATTTAATTTTATATACAAGTCAGATATTTGTTTAGAAATATCGTTAGTCTTTTTATCCACAATGTTATACAAGTTATTCACATTCTTATTGGTGTCATCAACAATCTTGTATAGCCTGTCTAAGTTTTTATTGGTTTGGTCTAAAGCCTTATATAGCTTTTGTATTTCTTCCATAGGTATCTCCTCTGTTAATTTATTTGGCTTCAAAAAGCCTAGCAAGTTGGCGTTATTATATCTTTTAAAATGGGCAGGTGTGCCTGTTGGGTCGTTTTGTTCGAGCATATCATAGCTTCCGTCTGGGTAAACTGCACTCACTATACCGATATGTCCATAAGGGTTGCCTGTCATAGCACCGAGAATACCGATTGAGCCAACCTCTGGTTTACTGGTCTTGGTGTAATACGACCCTGCTTGACTGATTATGTCTTTGGCGTTGCCTGTAAACCTAGCTGGGTTGCCGATTACATCTCGGTTGTAGAACTGAACTAAGTCCACACATTGATTGCCAAATGCATTATCCCAGTCCACATATCTTCCGTTATAAGCAGTAAAAAACTCTTGTACTGTCATTTTTTTAATAGTTTAATTATCTCTTTTTGGTTGTCTTGTATCTCTTGCATAAACTTCTCTGGTATCAGCACTAATTCTGAATAGGTTTCAATCTTACCCTCTAGTTTTTTTATTTGTTTTACATTTTCTTGGTGTTGATCGTGGCATGCTTTAGTTTCTGCCTCAACTACCTCTACTCTCTGTTTTAGGGCTTCGTTATTTTCTTTGTATGTTCGGATTGTCTGTAGCATTAAGCCTACTGTCGAGATCGACAGAATCACTACAATGGCTTCTCCGATTTTGGCGTAGGTTAAAACATCCATATCTAGTTAGGATTATGTCCTAGTAAGAATAAGTTGTTTGTTTTATAGGTCTTCAATCGCTATATCGGTTGGCTCTAAAGGGTCGGTTGGGTCTGCGATTTTTTTAGCGATGTCTACCGGTAAAACCATACTGTTTGCGCCCTCTATCTCAATACCTTCTTCGTAACCCGGTGCGCCATCAACGTGCCCTATTACGTTATTGTTGTCGTCGTAAAATATTTTCATTATGCTCCTGCCGTTTCGACATATAAGTAATATTTAAAAGTGTATGTAATATCACTAGCAACTAAGGCGTTACCTGTTGATAGGTTTACATTAAACGATGATTGGTTGTCGGTTTCATTTCTCCACCACCAGAATCCAGTCATTGCGCCAGTAGTAGTGTCCCAAGTAGTATATGGTACCACATAGTTATTTGAATCGGTGTCGGTAAACATTACACTACCTAGAGGTCGAAACCCAAGGTTGTGTGTAAGGGTGGCTGTACCGATTGGGTTACCGGCGGGTTTGTTGACTGAGATAGTACCACTAGCCACAACCTTTAAGGTGTTATATGCACTACTAAATATGAGCTGACTGTCTTCTGCTGTCCTTACATCATACCCTGGTTTAGCAACCTTAATTCCGTAATCTAAACCAGTACCCCATCCATCGGTCTGTCTTCCAATCATTATTTGAGGTATAGAGTTAGAATTACCATCCTTAACAGGGTTAATCCATGTAGAGCTAGAGTTTAGCTGCGCCGCCCTATCTATTGAATTTAGTTCTCCATTTATATCGTGTAGTGCCATTATATTCCTTCCTTTGGTCTATTAGTGAAAAGCGTAACCGAGTCTCCTCCGGCGTTATCTACTCTTATATCAACTCCAACTATTCTTCGTTGTTCTTTGAATGAAATTACCCCATCTTGTATGTCTACAGTTACTATGTCTCCTATCCCGTACTGTCCAAATGGATACGCTTTATTGTTTAAAGTGAGTTGAATTTCGCTATCTGGCGTAGATATGAGTCGAAGCTCTTCGGTTAAACGACTTCTTAAGGCATTAGTGTTTTTAACATCTATAAAGGCAGCAACGTCTTGTATCTTTCCGTAGGTATTAACACTAGCCTCATCAGCTTTTTCAACGTGTAATATCTGATTCCCAAAGTCAGCAGCTACCCCCATTAATGAGTTGGCCATTCTCTCTCCGTCTCTCGGAATGTTATAGTCAAGCACATTGCCATTTGGTCCGTATTTAAAACAAAGTTTTGGTTGCCTTGTGCCGAGAAAAGTTCTAAAGTTAAAAACTAAACTGTTAGTGAGTTCGTAGTCGCATGCTGGATACGATGCCATAGAAGCTATTAGATATAAGGTATCACGATAGTCATACTGTAGCGTCATATCTGAGCTAAATGTCCACGCTCCAGTAAGGGGTGTGTTGTCTACTTTTGTGTAGTTTGCTGGGAAATTAGGGTTATCTATGGTTCCTACAGTTATACTAGAGATAGTATTATTGGTACCTACATCGGCTTTAGCTTCATTTATTAGTGCTGTAACAGCAGCAGACATAGTACCAGAAGAAAATGTTCTATAGTTATCTCTTCCGTCTCCTGGAGTAGCAGAACTATCGTGTCTGATTAGGTTTTTACTTAATATAAACAAATATGAGTAAGCTACAACCTCTACATACTTTCTATTTCTAATTGGGTTTTTTACTATAACCCCTTGCCAAATAGTAGTGCCTTCTCTCTTCACTCTAACGTGGTACTTCCACGGTTCGAGGACATCTCCTACGGTCTCAAATAGAGGGTCTTTTGTTGCAACTCTAAACCTACACTTACCCCAATTAGACAATCTAAAAGTGATGTGCATAGTGTTATTTGATGTATCTATAGGAACAAGAATATTAACCGGAGTTACAAATTCTCTACTTCTGTCGAGGATTTCAATACTATACGATTGCGCCATGGCAACGCCTATATTTCATATATTATAGTGAAGTCGGCAGCCTTACCATTAGAAGTAGTCCACCCTCCAGTGGCAGCGCTCTTGGTTAGAGTAATTGTCGTTGAATTACTTGTCAGCTCTGCTGCGCCCGTTGTTGTTACATTTGCACTATTGTCTACGGCATTGTTCACCGATCCCCACCAGTGCATATTTGAGATGGTTTTAGACGTAATAGGCGCTGTAACGGTGTATGCGCCAGAGTTACTAGTTCCTAGTGCAGTATTTCTATGAACAACAGTACAGGCCGTACCATCTAGCTTGAATTTACTAATAGGGTTGGCTGGGTTAGCGGAGAATCCGGTTATTGTTGGTGTATAGTTAAACCATATTGGGTGCCCCACAGGAGAAACCGCCTTAGAGAAATATGGGCTAGTAATTGACGCATTAGCCAGCGTGTAGTCCGATCCGCCGTTAACAGTTACGGTTGTGCTTGATGAATAAGAAACGCTAGTTACATAAAAATACTTAACTGTTGTTTGGGTTAGTTTAATTTTATCGCCTTTAGCAATAATATTTGTCCAGTCGCCAGTCAGTGTAAATGTAGTGGCACTTGCATAAGTAAGGGTTGCTCCGAACGATACCCATCCATCTGAGCCGCTACCTGGAGCAAACCCAGCAATTACTCGGGCGTCAGCGATGCTGCTGTTAGAGATTGAAGATGCGCCGTTAGCTACAGTTACTTTAGCTAAGAGCAAACCATAAGTTGGAGGAGTTCCATCATCGGTTGTAGCTGAGGTTGATCTAGAAACCACTATACTTGCAACATTAGTACCTGAAGAGTTTGGCGTGGCGGCGTTAGCGGCAGATATTGAAACATATATCCAATCATATCTAGTAGCTCCGGTTGAGTTTGCTGCGATAGTTGCATTCTGTGCGGCAATATTAACTCTTAATCTCTGTGAGCCTTGTGAAGTTGGGGTTGCTGTAACATACGCTTTTCCGGCAGTTACGGCAACAGTCATATCTGGGGTACCCTGTGCATTACAAGCTAATGATCCTGTAGATGGGGCTACTCCTGAAGTGTTCGTTATAGCGCCAACTACACCGTCACTCAACATATCTGTTGCTAGTGAGTTTAGGTGTTCTGAGGTAGTTTGAAAGTTATTTGATCCACCGGTTAATATTGTTGCATAATCTGCCAATTTAGTGCTCCTGCGTTACGATAATGGCCAGGCTGAGTATATGCTTGCTGTAGCGTATGCGCCTGTACCTACTGATGTTCCAGTAAGAGTTAAACTTACTGTTCCTGAATTAATCTTGAATAATGTCGAGCCCGATGTTAGGTCAGATATTACACTTCCTGAGTTTTGGTCAATTACGAAACTATCTTGGTCATAGTTAATTGTTAATGTATCTGATCCGGTAGCTAGGTTGACATCTACCTCAATATATTCTCCAGTAGTATTATTTGTTATTCTAGGTCTGTTTACGGGGCCATATATAACGAAGGTTGGATATGTAGGCAGATCGCCAGAGTTAGTTATGCTTCCGTTTGATGAATATGTACTAGCCCCTAGAACTACCGGTAGAACAAAGGGTAAATCAGAGTTACCAGAGGTAGTTGCTGATGAGTCCCCTATGGTTGTAGTAGTAGCAGTTTGGCTAAATATTACAGGATATTTAACTTTTGCAAATATTCTAAATGGTTGTTTAATTCCTTGTTTAGAGTTTTCGGGTAGGTCAACATAAACAATCTTCATGAATAATTGTTTATCCTCATCCTCCGTCCATTTGTAAGGAACATAACCATAATCACTGTCTGCATCGTCTTGCTCTATAGCTAAACTGGCAAGCTTTCTAAGGGCTCTACGTCCTTCGTGAAAAGCGTTTTCGTCGTCGGGGTACATCGTTCCTTCTAATAAAAACAAAGTCTTGCCAATAAAGGATTGGAAATCAGCAATACCGGTATTCTCCTGTAGAGGAATATCAAACTCTCTTATTTCTCTTCTCTGTGGTACCCTGTTCTTTAGTCTGTAATATATCTCAGCAGTATCGTCATTAAATGTAATACTATTATTGGATGTACCTAGCGTGGAGGGGTCAAATATAGTCTCCGCCATGGTCTACCCTGCTATTTCGCGTCTATTTAGAAGGTTTTTTCTTAGTGATTCTGCCTTACGTTCTAGGTCGGTTAGGCTAGCAATAAGCTCGCTCATGCTTACGTCGTTTTTCAAGAATCTGGTGGCGTATTTGTTTTTCATAAACCTATAGGCTTCTATTTGGGCCAAGACGAGAACATATTCTTGTAGCATGTCTGGTATATTATCGGAGGTAGTAAGTTTCTTTTTGCCAAATAAAATGATTGTTTTACTTGCCGGCAGAGTTCTTATGTTTGAAAAGTAAATAACGCCATTAATGATGTCGTAGGTGTTTCTGGCAACCTTAGTGCCTATACCATCAGCATCTATATCTATAAATATGTCCGTAATGTCTGAATAACCGGTCGGGACAGTGTAGTTATATTGGTTAGCTACTGTAGTTAATGAGACATCTCTCTGCACGCTATATACGCTAGGATCGTTGAAAGCATTAGTTAAAAACTCACCTTTTTCAGTGGAAGTGAAAGTTTTATCTGTAGAGTCGCTTAAAAGTGTGTTTAGGCGAGTTAATAGTTGGGCGTATGTTTGAGCTGCCATATACCAAGATTATGGGATAAGTATTGCTAGTTGTTGGCTTCTTGTAGCGCATCTATCGTGCTTTGCTTGTTCCAGTCTTTTTTGGGTATCTTGGATAGCTCTAACCACACCTTATAAAGTTCGTCTGGCACTTCATTAGGTGTAAACTCACTAGAGATAAACTCTCGGTAAGCTTTTTGATGAATTGGGTGTAGTTTTGATATGTCGTGTTTCATTATCCTGTACTCGTAATTTCCCACACACCTGTTGCTGCGTCAATCATCTGCACAACATCATACTGTGCTGCTAAAGAATATGTTGTAGCACCATCTATTGTTTCGCTTGAATTGCCATCTATGGTAACTGCGTTAGCACTTGAGTCTATCTTCTTAATCGTCACTAATCTTCCTTTGCCTATTGCTGCTGGCAAGTTTACCGTCATAGCCCCACCAACTGCGTTACATCTTAAATACCCAACCTCTGATACCAAGGTGTATGGGGAGTCTGCTACTGCTTTAGTTTCTGTGTAATAACCTGTTGCAGAGATATTTGTGAGTGTCAGCAGTACGGTTGCACCAGCAGTAAACCCTGTGTTAGTAATTGGATAACTTGCGAGGTTTTGGTTGACCGAGCCAATAATATCAATAAGTATTTGTGAGTTTGTACTTGAGAGTGTGTTGTTCTTGACTACTGCACCATCACCTCTTGAAAGAATAATCTGTTGCGTAAAAGCTGAACCAGTAAACTTAAATAGCTCTTTTGTTGAGCCACCGACTAGCAACCACCTACCAGAGTTTCTAACTGCTATAATATTCTGTCCACTTGCACTTGAAGCAAAAAACTCATAGCTTGATGATGATTGCACATTAGCAACAGTATCGACCAGTAAACTGAAAGCACCAGTAAATGTACAAATATGACCTGTTGTAGAAGTAGATTTGAGTAGTAGTGAGTGGAAGCCTGGTACTAGCCAACTCGAAATTGTCGTGTTATCACCAAAAGTTAAAGTGTACCCACCTGCGTTATATTCTTGTCCGTTACCTCTGAGAGTTGTGTAATCTAAATTCCATGTTCCGCTAGGGATAGTTTCGTCTTGCTCAAAGTAAATAGTTTTAGCACCCTCTTGTTTGGCGATAGCTGTCATTAAATCAGACCACGAATTGTATCGGTTGCCTGTTTGAGCTCCCGAACTCTTATAGATAAATACATCATAGGATTGTGGTTTGATTACAGTTGCTTTAGGCATTAGTTAGCCACCCAGTAAATCTTTTGATTATTTGCCGAAGCGATTGCGTAGAGTAAGTTAGGATTGTTCACTTCTAAAGTGAGAGTTTCACCTGCACTTAATGGAAATCCATCTGTCGCTGCTGTACTACCTGCTGTGACATCTGAATTGCCAATATAAATTATTCCAGTATTAGTAATGTCAGCTTTTACTGTTACACCAAACTTACAAGCAAATGATGTTGAAGTTATCTGTTCAGCAGTAGTGTCTATGTCTCTATTACTTCCGTGGTCTAGGGTTGAAGTGACCGAGCTAGTTACATCTACATCACCAATGTCTACGCCACTATTAGCTGCGAGTTTACCAATAGCATTAGTACCAGCAGGTAGAGCGCCAACTACATCAACTTGCATTTCGCTACCAGAAATAGCGTTGTCAATTGTTTCTACTGCTGTTTTTATTGCAGCACTATTAGTTTCGGTAATAGCGCCAGACGACACTACCACCGCACCAGTATTAACTGCGGTTATCTTACTATCTATAGAAGCCAAAGAGGAATTACCGGTGTCTTGCTTTGCAGAAGTGGCAAGCCCCGTAGTGTCTATAGAAATAGTACCGGCTACCTTTAAGCTACCCGAAGAGTCTACTTGAGCCCTGTATATATTAGATCCATCTGGGGTTCCATAAATAGCTAAACCCTTTACGCCTGTTGTCTCATCAAACGAGGTGTTGTCTATGTATTGAGATGTTCTTTTAACTAGGTTTCCGTCGTTAGTTGGTTTAGCCATTTTTTAGCTCTGTTTTTAATCTTTCTATTCGGTTTTGTTCTGTTAGTAATCTTGCATAAGTTGCTAACTTGTCTATTTTTGTGGTGAATTCTAGGTTTTCTTTTATTCCTATCTCGGCGTTAAGGGAGCTTAAAATATCTTCGTAAGACTTTTTGTTACTCTCTAAACCATCTTTTCCAATCTTTGTCAATATATAGGCGTTTATCTCTTTTACCTTTTCTTGAAGATTCATCTTTTGATAGACATCTTGAATACCCATATAATCGACAATATATGGGTGTCCCGACTTTCTTTCGTAGAGCTCAATAGGAGCTTCTGTATTTTGCGAAGGAAGATTGTCCTTTACTGGTTCAGTATTAGATGAAGTCTTCTGCGGTGCTACGAATCTTGGTGCGGTTTTTACCAGATTTATATTGCTCGATGATTGTTCTGTAGGTTCGATCCCAATTCTCCACTTCTTTATTAATATTGAAGTTATTTAGTACGTATTGTTTGGCTTGTTCAGATAAGGTTTTTCTGAGCTTTTTATCGTCATAGAGCTTATTGAGGCTGTAATACCAGCTATCATTGTCTATAGCTAATAAACCTGTCTCTCCATGTTGAATAGTCTTGTACTCTCCTAAATTACTAGCAATAGTGGGAATCCCGGCCATTGAGTATTCTTGCCACTTAATATTTGACTTTCCTAAATTAAATGGTCTATTCACAACCGGTATTATACCGACATCAAACCCTAAATCTGTCAAGTATTGAGGATATTCGTAGACATCTTTCCACTCTGTACTTATCTCTACTTGTGGGTGGTCTAGTAAGAAGTCACATTTAGCCCCAATTACTTTAAATTTGGCGTCTTTATGGTTTCTTAAAAACTTCTTAATTGGTTGCCAAATCATTTTTAAATCATCATAGTGAGTAGAACTTCCGGCCCAGCCTAATACAAAGCCTTCATGTGGTTTAGCGGGTTTTACCTTCCAATTGTCTGGTTCTTGGCAGTTGGGTAGTACGAATATATTGTCGTTTAGAGGCGCGTAGGCCTCGCGTAACGCGTTTGTTGTTACGGTTACGGCATCTGCATTGTTTATAAGTAAATTAACAACCTTTATTCGCGGCGAGTCCTTTTGCCAATACTGATAAGCGTGGCTAGTTTCGGCTACGTCATAAACGTTATCGTCTATTTCAAAAACCATAGGAATATCAAAGACATCTCTCATAGCCATAAACAAAGCTACATTCTCCACGGCTTCAGGGCGTTGTACTACTAATATGTCAGATCCTTTAGCTAGACCCTCAAATCCTTCGTCTCCTTCGATGTTTACTTTCCTAAAGCTCTTCTCTAGTCGGGCTATCTCCCATCCTCGTTTTTCTAGATATTTTGCAGGTTGCCATATTCTGTAGTAGCCTACAGCAGAGTCCTCACTGTGTAGCATTAGCGCTTTCATTTTCGGCCTATTCTTACGACAGTTACACCTTCTTGGTCTTTAATATACCCGAACGGATCAATTACAATTGAGCCTTTTACAAACTGAATATCTTTGTATTCCTTGTGTCGACAACCTATAAACACAACGGCTTTTAAGGGAACCCATTCATCTGATAAGAAGTGTTTTATTCCAACTTCTTGGAGTATATTGCTTAGTAAGATAGACGGACTTCCGGTTTCGATGTTGGTTTCTGGTTTAAATGCCTTGCCTAATATGTAGATTGGTAGCCCTGAAAGCTGTGCCGCATTTACAGCTAAACTAGCTTGCCACTCGGCGTGCTTCTCTCTGGCAAGCATAAGTGAATCGAAATAGTTGTAGCCCATTCCGGTTAGGTCGGCTAGATATGATAAGGCTATATTGTCTCTTGGATGACAACCTCCCCCGTCTCCCATTCCTGCCTGAAGGTATTTTTCACTTAATAAGCGCTTTTTACTTAAGCTCCACGCTTTGAATATTTGATCTGCATTAGCGCCTGTTTTGTGGGCTATTTCACCCCATAGATTAGCTAATACTGTTTTTGTGGTTATAAAGGTGTTATAGCTCACCTTTATTGCTTCAGCAGTTACTACGTCAGTTACAAGGGGTGGTGCATCGTTTATTTTTAAGTAGAAGTTTGTCATCTTCTCCGCAACTTCCTTGTTATCTGCACCAATTAGATTAAACTCTGGATTTAAATAATCATTAATCACCGTACCCATAGCAATAAATTGAGGCGTATAAACCATTTCGAAATATTCATTCATTAATGGTCTTAGCTCTCTGTCTGTAGTTCCGGGTAGCATGGTTGAAATAATAGCTACCGTTCTTTTCTCTTTGAGTTCGGCAAGTATTTTCGACACTTCTTCAATACAGCTTTTAATATAGCTATAGTCGAAGTCCGCTCTTTCTTCCGGTATTCTAGTTGTGCCCTCATATCTTGGATCGTGAGGTGTTTGAATTGCACAGAAAATTATGTCTGATTGTTTAATAAGCTCTTTAAGCTCAACCATTTCAATTTTTGTTTTGTCCAGGTATGGTTGAATATCCTTCTCTACAAAAGGTATCTTCTTTTCCTCAAGATATTTAGCTGGGTTTGGTGAAATATCATAACCCAACACTTTAAATCCTTTAGATTCTATTGTTAAAGCTACAGGCAAACCTAATTTACCCATACCTATCATTCCTATTGTCATTTCATTTTCTCCCTTAGTTTATTGGCGTCTGATTCTCTCTCTGGTCTCTTCTGGTTATAGAGGTTATCCACGTTGTCTCTGTTGTGCCTCTCTAGGCGCTCTATGTGTGTCTGATCTTTGGGCCCCTTACCAAATACAAAGTGCATGTGTTCCGTGAGAATGTCTACATAAGCTCTTCTATCGAGGATATTAGAGACGTCATTTAGCCATGTGTCGTTATAGTCACTTGAGAAATAAGGTGGCACAAAATAACCAACCGTATCTGCCCATTCTTTATGGATAAAGCCATGAGTACCGAAAGCCCGACCATTCCCACCGCCATCATCGCCATGTACAAAGACTATCTTGTCCTCATACTCGTTAAATTTGTCTTTTACTGCACTATCCCAGCCTTTAGTTCTGAAGATAATGTCGTCACCCATATGTCCATATATAGGACCTTTGGCTTGTCTCCAACACTCATTCCAATACTTACTCAAGACGTCCCTGTCCCCATAAATAAACTTAATTGGGAGTTCTTTTTCTATTGAGTTATATTCGTCTAGCTTTGGGTCGTCTTTGTCTACCCGTACTATTACCTCAATATCTTTTAGGTTGTCTGAGGTTTCTTCTATAGATCTATAAAACCTTCGCAAATTGTCTGGTCTTCCTCTTGTGGGAAGTAGTAAACTTATCACTTATCCTCCTTCTCTCGTAATAAGTTTGTGAAATAATCTAGGGTGTGTTGGGCTGGAAAATCCTTCTCTTTTTTCTTCCAGTATTCAAGACCTTTAATAATTACTTTTATTCTTTTAGGATCGTCTAATATACCTATTGAACTATTGTTTATTGATCCGGGGATTTCTTTAATAAAGTCTCTAGAGCCTACTACATCCGGATAATAACCATAGGGCAATTCAAAGCTTTTAAATATTCTATGGGTGTGTTCTACATGTTCCCATGCGTTATCAAATCCTTCATCCATTAATCCAGCCTTTTCAAGGGCGTTCTTTGTATAAAAACACCATGCCCCTACACAGGCTTTGTAGTATTCTATTGGCCCTTGTCTGTCTATTAGGGCTGTGGGTTCGTCATTGGCTGGTCCATGATGAGAGAAAAGAAAATGTTCGATTCCGGTTATTCTGGCTGCTGCTAAGTAGCCAAGGACTGCCATCTTGTTCTGTGGGATCATATCGTCTTCAGCTATGAAGATATATTCACAATCCTTCATTAATTCCCTAAATAATTGATTTTTGGCATAGCCAACACCATTGTTTTTACTGTTGTGGATTATCTTAATTTTTGGAGATTTAATCTTCTCCAGCCACGAGTATGATTTCTGATAGCTTACCTCACTACCATCGTTATAAATTACAAATCTATCTATGTATGGCAAAAGAGTTCTAACTATTGCTTTAGAACTTTTATCAAAGTATTTTGGTCTGTTGTAGGTACATAAACCTACACCAATCTTATTCATAGAGATTTTCTCCTATAATCTCCGTGATACTTCTTATATAATTTATCTCTTTCAGTAATAGCCTCGGATTTTAGGTCATAATAGCCCGCGAATTTTTCGCCCCCCGGTATCCTAACTCGTACATACCATTTTTTCCGTGATTTATGAAAATAGATATTTTTATAGCCTGTGGTATTGGCTTTAGACAAACAGGCATTAATACCATTCTGATGATGATTTGCCAGCCTAAGATTAGATCTTCTATTATCTAGAGGATCGCCGTTTATATGATCAACAAGCTGTGCGGGGTTGCCCATTATTTCCCTATGCATATATATGTAGTGCTTGTATCTTTTAAGCTGGAACTGTCTGCAAGCATATTTCTTACCTGAGCCGGCTAAGTACCACTTAAAACGCGATAGTTTTTCATAGTCTTCGTCACTAACTTTGGCCTGGTATTTACCGTTGTTCACCGGTATTAACTTCATTAATCCTCCTTATTTATTTTTATCTTGGTAAGTCTTGACGAAAATGTTAGGTTACTTTTAAAAGCAAAAAGCCCCCGGAGGGGCTAGTTGCAATAACAGTTGTATTAGTTAGTAGTTATTATTGGAAACTACCTACCTTATACGTCAACTGTCTATTCTCGTCTAACATTTTGTTAGCGTAAGTCATTTTGTAACCAACTGTGCTGTAAAGGTCTAGTGGGTTTGAAGTATCTTGAGCGCCTGGTTTCTTCACGTAAACGTGAATTCCGCCGTCAAAATCTACAACACCAAAAGCACCTTTAGAAAGTAAGTGGGTACTGTATACGTTAGCTGATCCTGAAGTTCCAGTAGTGGTGCTTGAGACTTGAGTGGTTTCGATAAATCGAGCTCCACCAAATCGTCCTACTTCACCATTCTTTAATTCAGCAGTGTCAACGTAAGTGTTAGCGTTAACCCATCCGCCTGAAGCAGTATCACTTTGAAGGTCATAGCTGTTTTGTGGGTGAATTACCCATACAAAGTAGCCGCCTTCGAAAGGACGTGCGTTAGAGCTTTTAAGGTTAAGCACACCTTTGCGTACTTCAGCGCCATTCAATACGTCACCAGCAGCAGTAGCTGAAAGTGCGGTTTTAGAACCACCGTATTTAATGTTTGTACCTGAGTCTAGAACGTTACGGTCTAGAGTATCAAGGGTTTTAGCGGCTTGGAAGCTTAGTGTATCAACAGCAGCTTCAATTTCATCGTCGATTGAGGTCATTTGAATCAAGTCAGAAGTTTGAGTGAAGTTACCATATTGGCTAAGCCCAGCAGACACGCTAGTTGCTGAGATGCTTACAGGAGTTGGAGTAGTACCTTCAGATATAGTGTTGATATCAGCACTCATGTCGGTACGTCGGAACCACTGTACGGTTTTACCTGAGTTTGCAGGTAAACGTTTCTTATCACCTAAGTTGTGGAAAACAAGTTCGGCTCTAAGAAGGTCTAGCATCATACGCTCGTAGTAAACAGCCATCTTAGCGCTTAAAAATGAAGCGCCAGTTGTGTTACCCGTGGTAAATTGTTGTGCCATTTGTGTTTCTCTTTAATGTTAATTTAATGTTTTATTGTCTTGCGTCAGCACGAGGTAGAATCTTTTTAAGTTCATCTGCGCTCATGTTTCGCATTTTATCGATGGTTAATTCACCACCATCAGAAGCCGGATTGTTCGGGTGAACAAACGGTTGTTCTTCCTCTACTGGTTCGGCGCCTTGCTCTTGGCCTAGTGCCTGTCCGATTTTGTCAAGTTGTTTATTGAGCTCAGCCTTAGCTTGCTCTTCAGTTTCTACTTGACCCCATACGAGGTTATATGGGTTTTCTTCGATCATAGCTTTAGCTACTTTTTTAACAGCTTCGTTTGGATATTCAGATATAATACTGTCTCTAAGTTTATTAGCTGCTGCTATGTCTTCTTCTTGTTGCTTTTCAGCTCTAAGTCTTTCCAATTCGGCTTGGGCTTCTTCAGCCAACTCTTTATATTTGCCTTCTTCTTCCAGACGAGCCTTACGCTCTTCTTCTTGTTTGTTTTTAAGCTGGTTACGCTCCATCTCTATTTTTTGGCGCTCTTTACGCTCTTGCTCGAGTTGGGCCTCCAGTTCTTCCAGGCTAACAGAAGGTTTTTCTTCTGTACTTTCTGGTTCAACAACGTCCAGTGAACCAGTAGCTTGGGCTTCCGTGGTTCCCTGTGGTTGTTCGATATTTTCATTTTCACCTTGCGGTGTTTCATTTACGTTTTCCATTTTGCAGGTTTTCTCCGGTTAATAATGGGGCGATTATTCGCTCCAGGTAGCTCAATATGAGCTATTTGGAACTAACAATTGCCAACACATCTTCAGCAGGAACAATGTATGTCTTATCACTTGGTAATTCTTTTGCTTGTGTGGGAGCAAATTGTGCATACAGCACTACATCACCAACCTTAAAGTCCTTGACATCAGGACCTACTGCTATTATTTTTCCTTTTACGCTTTCAGGTGCAACTTCTTCTCCGCTTGCAACCAAGTCTGTGTTGCCGAGTTTTATCTCTTTAACTTCAACTTTTTCTACAAGTATTCTGTTTCCTAATGGTTTTATCATTAATCCTCCTTAACTTAATTTAGAAACATCTGAGTAAGATATGAGTCCTTGGGTGTAGAGTATTCGAGCGGCTTCTGATCTGCCTCTTCTAGTGAGGAGCCTATATCTATACTCCCCTGTAATGTTGAATTGGCTTTTATATTGATCGTTGTGGCCAACTCTCCACTCCCATGAGTTATGCTGATTAATCTCACCTTGCGGAATACGACAAATGTGGTGTGATTTGCCTCTCCCTCGGCCAGACTTTGATTGTATAGACGCTAGGCTGGTTCCGTACCTTTTTATAAATAGGTCGCCATTTACCGCCTGTAGCCTTTTTTCGTATTCGTTAAGGGTCATATCTTCTCCTAATTCGAGTATGACTTGACAAATGTGTGTATGTTGGTGTATGATGTGCGCAACTTAAAGAAAGGCAGTCGCAGATAACAACACTACATGGCTACAGCTCGTAATAATATTCATCGGTTTTATGATGTTAATGTTTATTAATAAAGCTTTTGGCAGTAGTGATAATGCGAGTAATTGTTCTGCCGGTTATACACAAACGGAAGGATGTTAGATATGAATAAATTTGTGGTTGGAGTAATTACTGCCGTAGTCCTAGTGTCTACAATCTTTCTAATCTTTTGGTTTACTGGAGCTGATGCTAGAAATAAGGATGCAGAACTAAAAAGACAGACAGATGAAGCCGCTTGGCAAACAAAACAGACCGAACTTAAGAGTATTTCGGATAAACAAAAGCAATATTGTGATCAACTTGCTGGCGCACCCGTTAAGGATGTGGAGGCAGCAAAAGACTGCCAATATACACACTAACTATCTAAACAAAGTTGAAATAGGCTTAGCGTAGTTTTTTGGTTTAGAAGACTTAGAGGTTTTAGCCTTTTTAGCTTTATAAATTGGTACTGGTACTATACTTGTCGGAGCCTTAATAGACTGGGTGGTCGGTAGGGTATACGCTGGAGGGGTTATGTTGCTTGATGGCTTTTTCTGTAAAGCTGTTAGTATCTCTACTTGTCTTTGTTGTGCTGGTGTAAGTGGGTTGGGATTATCTTGGTAGGTGTAATTTATCTTTTTACCTAGTTGTCCAAAAGTTAATCCTATTGCAGCTTTATCAGACATATCACCCTTAGAAAAGCCTTGTGGGGCGCCAATAATGCGTCCAGGGTAGGTATACATAGTATCAACAATATCAGAGATAGCTTTAAGCGCTCTGTCTTTAAGTTCTTTTGGAATTTTATCTTGGTAGACCTTGCCGGTTCTAGGATCTACATAAGGAGATGAGTTTCTAATTATTCCTTGCCCCTGTAATACTCTGGTTATAAAGCCAAAAGGTAGTCCCCCAATTAATCCAGCGTCTCCGAGGGTTTTGTTTTCACCAGACAAGGTTTGATAAACCTGAGCTATTGGCTGAATCGGAGTAAAGTATTTTAATAGTCCTAATACTTCCTTATTATCTGCTTGCCATTTAATGCCTTCTGGGCTCTTAGCAAACTCATTAAAGTCTCCTAGCCCTCTAATAACTGCGGTCTGTACGGCTGCTGGTTGTTTCATTAGTTGCTTAACAGCAAACTGCGTTACTTTA